GCAAAATATACTAAAGCTTTAGGGCGAAACGTTAGTTATAAAAATAAGGGTGCAGCCTTCCGTCAAGCTAAATGGGGTGCTGTTACAGATAAAAGTGTAGCTGATAGCAACGTTCATTCACAAGCTCTTCAAAATCAATACGCTGCATTCCAAGGGTTTGAGTCATTTGCTAGAACTAGAGCAGGTCAAATTGGACCTACAGGTGAGGGCTCACGTACTGCTGAACGAGGTAGGACTGCTAACTACATGGCACTGCTAGCTAAGAGACAAGACATTGAACATGGCTTGAGAGAATCATTTGGAGCTGCTTACCACAGTCAGTTACACAGGAATGCTGTGGGACAACAGAATGCACAGATGGCAGCTAGAGATAAACTAGGCATACGTCCTGCACAGATGGGTCTTGCTAGTACTAAAGGTACTAACTGGGGTGTCGCTGCATTCAACATGGCTAAGACAGCTGCTAAGGTTTACGCAGGTGGCGCTGCTTTCGCTTAAGGTATGGGCATGCAAGCAGATGGATCATCAGGATCCTTTGGCAAAGGCTTAGAAGAAATGTTAGGCAGTAACGCATGGAAGTAACCTAATGGGATTATTCAATCAACAAACACAATACACAGCTGACGTATCGCAAGCTAACAATCAAGTCATGTCTCAAGCATCTGAATCAGGTGCTTACATGGCTGGTTTGATTGAAGCTGACGCTACACATAGGCTGTCAAATTCTAAACTCATTGATGAATTAGGACCACTACTATCATCTTATGGTAAGATACAAAAAAATAGAAACAAACGACTACACGCTGAAGCAGAGTCTGAACTTTACGAACAGGATGGTAAACTCAGCGACACAGAATACAGAATCAAACATGGTGAAGAAAGGTTCGACAATGCAGATCAGTACGAAGATGCACTACGAGCTCAAGAATTAACTGGAGTTAGAACTGAATCTGAACCTGGTGGTAATGTCATTATTGCACAAGCATTAGCAGGTGCTGACAGCGAAGAAGCTAATGTAAGAAAAAGGTTGATGGGTAAGGCAGAGATGATCCCAGAGTGGACAACTGTTGCTGGTGCTAATGTAACACTTGAACGTGCTGATGGTTCATCATTTAATCGTGACTCAGCTAAAACACTTTCAGAATACTTAGCAGCCGAAAGACTCATACGTAATATCTGGTTTGAAGATGCAATGGATGGTACATCTGGATCTCAACGCCGTAGATATTTGCACAAAAAAATGAGAACAGCTGAGAAATATCATCGTGATAATTGGATCAGTGCTCAAAGAACTGCTGTCAAATCTATTACAGAAGACAACTTACAGAATGAATTAGTTAAGACTATTCAAACTGGTACATTCTCAAGTTCATTAGAAGATGAATCACTCAACCCATTCACACAATACATCAAGAAAACTAGAGGATGGTATGGTGGAGAGGGTGGAGATAAAGGTCAGACTAGGAAAGAAGTATATGACATAGCTATTGCTGCGACAAAAGCTGGTACACTTAAGATGACTGACATTCAGAAGCTAGGTAACTCTTGGTTTACTGCTGATGATGGCTCACGTCAACAAGTTAAGAAGTATTTTAAAAAAGATCATGCCCGCTTATTAGCTGCAGGAGTTCAGGCTGCTACAGCTGAGATAGAAGCAAGGAATGGTGAAAGAAATACTGATGTAGCTAAGTGGTGGTTAGATAAAGAAGATGTATTAGCTAACCAAGAAGGTCCAGTAACTAACGAACAACTTGATGAACTAGAAGAAGAGTTTAATTCTAATCCACAATGGAGAGGAAGAACTATGCCTGAAGGTTTACAAAAGTATCGTACCTTACAGGATGAGCAAGACGAAGCTATCAAGAATAGGATCATTCAAAAAGCTGCTGACTTAATACCAATAGATCAATCTGAACTAGCAGGTATAAGTGACTCAGCAATGAAACTACAACTGATGCAACAACTAAAAATATCTAATCTTTCAGCTCTCGATAAATCACAAAGAGATAATAGAGATGAAGATATTACAACTCATGTTGGTGAGAAGTTGAGGGAGATGGATGCTGAGAAGACAAAGAGTTCTAAATATAACTATGCTGTACGTGGTGCTACTGCACATTTCAATAGAGAGTACTCTAGATATGTAGCAGAGAATCCTGATAATAAAGAAGGTGCTTATTCAAAAGCATGGGAGTCAACATTAAGAGGCATTAGAGACGGCACTTGGGAGAACTATGTACCAACTCCAATGAACGATGCAACCTCTGTTAATGTATCTAAAACTTATGATGCCATTAGTAAGAACCCAGGCATCATCAACGAAGCAGTACTACCCGCTGTTACATCACAAGATCTTAAAGATGGTTTAAAAGCTATCAGAGGAGAAGGTCCAATACCTGCTATATTCTATGACATATCACGTAGGTCAACTAGACCTGGTGCTAAGCCATTAGACCCTTGGAAGGTTACACTAGCTCAAGTCAACGCTGGCTTAAGAGCTGAAGGAGAGAAAGAGATCACTGATGCTGATGATCCACAAGTCACAAAAGATATGGAGAAAGCACTCTCACAAAGACAAATAAACGAAGTAAGTAAAGGTCCAGCTGGACTAAATAAAGTACTCAAAGAATCAGATAACATCAAATGGTTCTTAGATAATGTTAAGGATGGTGCAGCCATGAGGAATGGTGGGTATGATTATATCCTCAGTCCTACTGGTGGAGATGCTCATCTTGAGAAGCCACTTACACAGCATACTATTGGTGAGGCATTAGAACTTATGGCAACAGGTCATGGTAACTTAACTGCTTATGCTATGTCACCTGCACAATTTATGCGAGCTGTAGAGGCAAGTGGTCTAGGAATAGATGATATATTAAACGAAGAAACCCAAGATACTTTAGCTGCTTATACAGCTATGGTCTCAATAAAACATAGAAACGATTTAACAGGGTTCTACGGAACCAATGAGATAGAACGGTTATCACCAGAAGATAGAGAACAGATGTCATCAATAGCTGGCACAGCTCCTTCCGATTGGAATAAACTAGAAAACTTAGTTAGTCGTGATTTACATTAATTTACTATGGTAAAACAATGCCCGAATATCCAATAGGCATCGATCCATCTAAAATTGATACAGATACAGCTGCCGCCCAAGCTGATTTTGTTGATCAGTCTAGAGAGGACCGTAAAAAAGGTGATGAAGCAGCAGCTATTGTTGCAAAAGAAGAACAAGATGCTGAGGCACAAGCCTTAGCTGAACAACAAGATCCACGTAATGCCAAGAAATGGGGTATAGGTGCAGTAGCTAAAGAATTACAATCTGCTGTAACAGGCGGTGTATCCTCAGCTGCAGGCTCTGTAGTAACCTTCCCTGAGCGTACTATTGATGCGCTATCAGGAGAGATGGCAGACGTAGGTGTAAAGAACTACCGTCCTGATTGGAACCCATTTGTTGACTATGATAACCCTATTGAAACCAAGACATGGTGGGGTGATTTAATAAAAAATGGTATACACTTTGGTGTATTAGCTGCAGGAACTACAGCTGCTATTGCAGCATCTCCGTTAGGTGCCGCAGCTGGCGCTACTACAGGTGCCGCAGCATGGGGTGTAAGAGCGTTATCTAATGGTTGGGTTAGAGCTGCAGCTGTCGGTGCTGTATCTGACTTAGTATCAGAACAATCAGATAAAGATAATGCACTAGGAACCTTACGTGATAGATATGGATTTATAGATACACCTATTAGTACCAATGATGATGACCATCCCGTCGTTTATAAACTGAAGAATATAGTAGAAGGTATGGGAATCGGTACTATAGCCGATGGTGTATTCCGTATAATAGGTAAAGGAAAAACTAAAGTAATCGATAAAATTAAAGCACGTAATAAAAGTGTATCAGATCAGAAGCTTGAGATGGGTAAAGAACAACTCAAAAGTCCTGAATATGGTGCATACAAGAATCCTTCTGAGTCATGGCAAGCAGCTCCTACATCTAAAACAACAATGGATGAGACTATCCAACTCAATAAAAGAGTTAATAAAGAGTGGGGTGCTGAAGATGGTTCAATAGGTTCGGTTACTACACCAGCTCAATTAAGACGTTGGGATTTAGATGGTAAAGAATTAGATGAAGTAGCTAAAGAACTACTTAGTTCTGATACATACCAAGCTTCTGTTCGTAGAATAAACCAAGGTTTAAGTACGATGGATGAAGAGTGGGGTGAATCATTAGAAATGGCATATAATACTCTACAAGGTAGAAGTGCTATTGATGATACAGCTGCAGAATATTGGGCTGATTACTTTGCCAAGCAAGATTTTGCCTCAGAAGCTGATATGTACAATTGGGTCTCTAAGAATGTAGTTGCAGCTGATTTAGTCATCGGTTCGCTAATTAGAGAAGTAAGAGATCTAGGTATAGCAGGCAGAGAGATAGCAGATATAGCAGACTTAGGTGATATAGATGGACCTGCTGCAGCGATTATAGATAAAATTTTAGTAGGTTTAACAGAAGTAAAACGATCTAGATTACTTGCTTCTAAAAAACTAAGAGATTTAAATCTTGGTAATAAAGGTAGACAACAATTTGTTAAGGAAACCTTAGCAGAAGAGATGGCTGCATCTAAAGAATCTATCAAAACTATACTGCAATTATCTACTAAGAAAGGAGACGATGACCTAACTAAAGCACTCTTTGAAGTATTCTCAACCATGAAAGATGTCAACAGTCTAGAAGACTTTGACGCTTGGGCTAGAGCAACACTTAAAGGTGGAGAGATTAATGGTAAGATAAAGACAGGAGCTGCAATTAAGGAGCTTCAAGGTGTCATGGTACACAGCGTTCTAAGCGGTCCTAAGACACCGATGAGAGCGATTATGGGTACAAGCACTGCAACGTTCTTACGACCCCTCTCAACAGCCATAGGAGCCACGATGAGGTATCCTTTCACTGGAGACAGTGCTACTATTAAAGCTAGTATGTCCTCTTTGAATGCTATGATGCAAGCAATACCTGAAAGTTTCGATCTATTTAAGACAAAACTTAACTCCTATTGGAGTGGTGATATCTCTACAATTAAGACTCGCTATGCTGAAATAGGTAGAGGTGATGAAAAATGGGAACTTCTAAGAAACTTTGCTGAAAGTGATAGAGCTACTGTAGGTGATCAAGTAGCATTTAAAATTGCTAACACTGCAAGAGCTGCTAATGATAGCAACTTCCTCACTTACTCTACTAAGCTAATGGCTGCTACTGATGATGCGTTTACGTATCTATTAGGCAGAGCTAAAGCTAGAGAGAAGTCAATGCGTTATGCATTAGACTTACAAGGTAAGGGAACTATAAGTGATATCACACCTGACTTATTACGTACATATGATGATAAGTTCTATGGTGAGATCTTCGATGCTAATGGTAATATATTAGATGAAGCTGTTCAGTTTGCTAAACGCGAAGTAACACTGACACAAGATTTAACAGGATTCTCAAAAGGATTAAACGATGTATTTGAAGCTGCGCCTTGGGCTAAACCATTCTTCCTATTCGCTAGGACAGGTGTTAATGGTCTGGCTCTCACAGCCAAGCATACTCCAGGTTTTAATTTCCTGGTTAAAGAATTTAATGATATTGCTTTTGCTAAACCCGATAATTTAAAAGCAGTAGCTAAGTATGGTATTAACACAGCTGAAGAATTAATAAACGCTCAGGCTTTACAAACAGGTCGTTTAGCTATAGGTACTGGTGTTATTAGTATGGCTGGTTGGTCATATATGAGTGGTAATATAACAGGTAATGGTCCGACAGACAGACAGAAACGTCAGATGTGGATCGACTCTGGTTGGCAACCACGTAGTATTAAGTTAGGGGACGTATGGGTTAAGTATGATTCTATGGAACCATTTAACCAAATCCTTTCAACTATTGCTGATGTTGGTGATCATGGTCAATTATTAGGAGATGAATGGACAGAGAAACAGCTTCTATCAACGGCACTAGTCGTTGGACAAGGTGTTGCTAGTAAGTCCTATATGGCTGGATTACAACAGTTTGTCGATTTGTTCGCTGGTCGCGCTGGTCAGACTGAACGTATTGTCGGTGGCTTAATGAATAATACAGTGCCATTAGCTGGGTTACGTAATGAACTCGGTAATTTATTCACTCCTTATATGCGTGAACTAGGTTCAGGTATAGACCAAGCAATTAGAAATCGCAATAAAATCAGTGAAAATCTTCCAGGTGAGGATCTTCCAATTAAATATGACATGCTTAACGGCAACCCAATTAAAGATCATGACTTCATGACTAGAGCATTTAATATGTTCAGTCCA